GAATATAAATATAGATTGACCGATGGTGAGTATTTAGAAATATGTAACGCTCTTAAAAATGCTCACCACAAAATTAAAGGACGAAATCGAGAAAACTTTGTGAGGAGAATCAGGAAAAGATTGGTTTTCGGTTTGGGTCTAGCTATTTTATTACTTCGTAAAAAATAAACTACGTTATATTAATGAAACACACCGCCGCGATTTTAATTTCTTTACTCGTAGGGACAGCATATTATCGTATGATGGAAACATCAATTCCTACCGACAAAAAGTGTAGTTTTATCGCCAGTCCTATGACAGATTTTTTAGCATTTGTATGGGGAGCGATTGTGATAGGCTATGGATACACCTACGATAATGAAATACTCACAGGGTTGGGTGCATCAGTAATTGTCGAACACATTTGGCAACTCACACGGAAAGTTAATTAAATACAAATTTTAAGATACTTGAATATCTTAAAATTTGAAATTTGAAATTGGTGGATTTATACGAGCAAATTAGTTGGAGAACGCGAGGCCACCCATACCGGACTGGATGCGAAGGACGTTGTAGTTGACCGCGAACATGTTGAGAGTGAGGTTGGTGCTTTGGTTCCTCGCCTTGATCGCAACCTGCGCGTTATCGATGCGAGAGAAGTTGCAGGTGCCAGTGGGCTGGTGCTCCTCGGGCTTGAGCGCGAAGGAGTAGGAGTAGACACCAGGCATGGGGGAGCCGGAGTGGTGCTGGTAGGACTGGACCTGGTTGAAGTACTTGGACTTCTGCTCCTTGAAGCGGTCCTGGCCGTTGAGGACAAGCTTGACGGTGTCAAGGGGACCAACGGTCTCCTCATCGAAAGCAGTCGCAGTAGCACCCGCGCCAGCAAGAAGCTTGGGGGCACCCTGAGTGCTGAATTCGTCGTGGGTCTTGGAGGCGGCAAGATCCAAGTTCGCAACAGAGGTGGAAGCAATCGCATCAACGTCAGTGGTGAAGTTCCACATGGCACAGTTGGACGCGTCAGACTCCGAAGCACACCACACAAGCTCCTTCACTGGGTGGTTGTACGAGAGGCGAACCTGCTTGGTCTGGTTCTGTGTGAGAGTGTCCGCGCCAGTGTGCTGAACCTGCTCGATGAGGTACTCGTGACCCTTCTGCGCGAAGCGACGGCGCTCCTCAGTGTCGAGGTAGATGTAGTTGGCCCAGACCTTGAAGGTGGAGTTGTCTGTGTAGATCCCGAACTCCGAAGAGAGGTCAAAATCGAGACGCACCTCGTGGTACTGGAGCGCAATGAGAGGAAGCGCGAGACCTGGGTTGCGGTTGAAGAAAAAAATTAGAGGGAGGAACATATCACCGTCGGCAATAGTAGTTGTCATCTTACCCCAGGTCGACTTCTTGGCCGAATCGAGGTAGAGCTCGGAGTAGAGACGCCACCACTTCTGGTAGTGCTTGTCGACACGCTGACCGCCGATGGAAAGCTCGGCAGACGCAATCGCACGCTCGGCAAGCCATTCGTTGGAGATAGCGCCACCGTTGGCGGACACGACACCGATAGTGGATGGAGCCTTGAGTTGAACGTACATATCACCGACGAGATCACCGTTGCGCGCAACGGTGACGGACACGCGACCGGAGGAAGAGGCAGTACCGTTGACGGTCTGCTCGATGTTCTCCATCGCGAAGTTGGTGTGGCGCTTGTACTTCGCCTGGAAGAAGGTCACCTCAGGGTTACCAGTAAGGTAGACATCCTGGGCACCGTACGCTACGAGTTGCATGAGACCACCGGCCATTTTGAGAGTTGTTGTACTATATACAGAGAAAATAATTTTGGGGAAACGCGAAATTTCCACACCCAAAAATTCTCAGTCAAGATTAAATGTCTTCCCCCCCTGAAGAAGAAGTCGAAATTGAGGAAGGAGAAATCGTATCCGAATCTGAATCTGATTCCGATGTTGAGATCGTTGGTGACATGATTGAAGATGACGAGGATGAGGATGAGGAAGGAATTGATATCATGGAATTGATGGGTTCCCTCTTGGCAACCCCAGAGGGGGATACAGTCTGTAGTGCACTAGTAAATATTGCTTTACAGTTGCAGACCCAAAATAAAATACTGATAAAAATGTTGACTAAAATACAAAAAAATGCTTAGAGAATAACATAGTATTAATAGAAATGGAAGCGACCCACTTCATCGATAAGAGTCCAAACCTATTTGAATCTCTGGTAGAGCTTCAAAAGGAACAAATTCTGTCGATGAACTATGAGCACGTTCTAACATACATCAATAACCTAGAATTTTGCTGGGATCTCAAGGCGAATGATTTTAGAAACGCTCGTGAACTGGGGTATCGTCAGTTTATGCATCATGAGGGTTTTGACAGTTCCGGTCAACCCGACCCCTCTAAGATCGACATACTGGCCATCAAGGGAATCAAAGAGAAGAATTCACGTCTATGCACTGACCTGAAAAATCATGCTCGGGGTTTAGGAGTTCTTCAGAATGATCCTAATGAAAATGGAATCACCCTGTGTAAACGTATTAATAACATCCTTAAACAAATTGAGGATGCTTACGAAAACGTCAGGAGACATTTTATATCTTACGAACGGGTGGTAAATCCAACCGCGTTACCCCAAGTTGTTTCGCCTTCTGATCCGTCAACAATGGATGAGGAAGAAATTGAATCCGCCACCCCTTTTCAAAAATGTCTCCTTCGCACATTGGATGAGATCTACAAGCTCGGTTATCGGAGATACAAGGGATACTGTTGTGAAGAGATCAAAACAATTGATGGATTCCGGACCCGTGCATGGACGCCCAAATTTACTATCGAAAAATTCGTTAATTCCATATCCGATAAGGACACTGACTTTGTAAACTGGAAGAACTTTACCAGTAGGGGATCTATTATCCGAGATACAATTGAAAATATTTCCAAATGCGTCGATCAACAGTTTCCAGATATTCTGAAACGGCGGCACGTCTGGTCTTTTAAAAATGGGGTGTTTGTTGGTAAACAATACATCGCGGAGGGGGTATACGATTGCCGTTTCTACCCTTACGAAAGTAAAGAATGTATGTGCCTCGATCCAACTATAGTTTCTTGCAAATACTTTGATCAACAGTTTGACGATTTTTCAGAGTTGGAAAATTGGCAGGACATCCCGACCCCCTACTTTGACAGTGTATTGAAATACCAAAAATTTGAAGATGAGGTGTGTAACTGGGCCTACGTGATGGGTGGACGTCTCTGCTTCGATGTGAATGACCTAGATAGTTGGCAAATCATCCCCTTTTTCAAAGGCATCGCTCGTTCGGGTAAATCGACCTTGATTACCAAAGTATTCAAGAAGTTTTACGAAAACGAAGATGTTGGGACATTATCCAACAACATCGAGAAAAAGTTTGGACTTTCTGCGATCAAGGACTCATTCATGTTTATAGCCCCAGAGGTAAAGGGTGATCTCGCCCTTGAACAGGCTGAGTTTCAGTCTATTGTATCAGGTGAAGATGTGTCTGTAGCCGTTAAAAATAAGACAGCTGTATCGATTGAGTGGAACGTCCCAGGTGTATTGGGTGGAAATGAAGTTCCCAATTGGAAGGACAATTCCGGTTCCGTTCTCCGGCGCATTCTTCCATGGAACTTCGGTAAACAAGTTCAGGAGGCTGATCCGCTTCTAGATAAGAAATTGGACAGGGAGTTACCCAAAATTCTGTGTAAATGTGTTAGAGCTTATTTGGATTATTCTAAAAAATATAGTGACAAGGATATTTGGAATGTTGTCCCGAAGTATTTCAAGACGATCCAGAAACAGGTTGCCATGGTGGCGAGTAGCTTGACGAACTTCCTGGAATCTACTAATGTTGTCAGGGGGGTTGATAAATTTGTTCCCCAGAAGTTATTCGTCTCCGCGTTTAATTCTCACTGTAAGGACAACAACCTTGGGATGCATAAGTTTCATCAGGACTTTTACGCGGGTCCGTTTAGTTCCAGAGACATAGAAGTTCGAGAGGAGACGGTAAACTATAAGGGTAGGTTTTACAAAAGACAGTGTATCATTTACGGGATCGATGTTATATCAGAAGAAGATGAAAATCTCAGTAACGACTACTAAAAAAAAATACTTGTAAATAATAACATGAGCCAACAGGCCAGGGAATTTATACAGAGTTCCGGGGTTGAAATTACACCGGCTCAACCTAACTATTCACGGACTGTTGATTTCGATTTGGGACGAAATCAACAATTTCCACAACGTCTTGAAAGAAATATTGTAAATGATTCCAATTATGGACAATTTGATAAATATATAAATGATTTTAATTTCGAGGTCAATGAAGAAACTGTGAAACAGGTTGTCAGTCCCGTAACAATCAGTAAGTTTAATCCAGGTATGTTTAATGCAACAGTAAATCGTGACTTCGGCACCACCCCTCGGATTGATATAAAAAAAATACTTATGACGGTTCCTTTGGGTAGAACATTTATAGGCGAGGACTTGTATGTAGAGACCGACGATATACAGGGTATTTACGGGCAGTTTAAAACGGGTTTTTCTCATACTACAAAATATGGTCCAAAAGGTAATCTCGGTTTAAATTTTTTTACGGTTCAGATTAAATTGAAAATGACTAACGGCACTGAGACGAAGGGTGCGACAGTCAATATTTACAGAAATGGGAAAATACGATTTTCTGGGGGCTTTATAGGAACAAATATTGAGAATCAACCAGAACTTCTCCGTCGTTTTATTGTCAACGCATATACCGATAAACAATCGTTTTTAATGAACCCCTTTGAATATAACAATCTCAGTGGTCAATTTAAAATTAACGGAAACTTCAAGGATATGGCGGGCATCGCACGAAAGGCTGGTGATCTCGAATTTTCGTATGTTTCATATGAACCAGAGTTATCTCCCATGCTTTACATTACACACAAGGGGCATCGATTTAATATAGCTTCCACGGGGAATATCCAAATTCTCGGTTCCAAAAACCCAACTGAACTTAACAAGGGTTACAACGATGGGGGTGAACTTATGCAGAAACTTTATTTTTACAACCACATAACCATTACGGGTGAGTTCCCTAAGAAGGCATCCAAAAGTAAAGTCCCCAAAATGAGAAAAATAAAGGCGAAAACTCCCGTTAAGAAGGTGGTTGCTTCACGTCGCCGTCCACAGGTATTTATGATTGGTGCAAAAAAGTGTGAAAGTATGAAAAAACCACAACTTGTAGACATGGCAAAGAAAATGGGTGTTGTGGGTATTACAAAAAGCACCACAAAAGAAGAAATCTGTAAAGAAATTGAAAAGCGAACAAATAAGAAAATAATCACGTTCAAAAACACAAACAAGAATAAAAATGTTTCTTTATCGGGAAGTAATAAAACATTCAAAGTTGATAAGTCTACTTGTAAGAACCTGAAAAAGGGAGAACTTTTACGTTTCGCTAAAATACTTAAGATCCCCATTGAGAACAAAGACACCAAAACCTCCTTGTGTAAAAAATTAGAGAAAGCTCGTAACGAACTTGCAAAGCCAAAGCCAAAGCCAAAGCCAAAAACACCTAATAACAATAGCAATAACAATAACAATAACTTTGCCGCAAACTTAGAAAGGTCCATGATTCAACAAAACGCTTTGAGAAAGAGGGGTATAAATGATAATTCTATCCGCAAAGACCTCGCCAAGCTCTATGGTGATAAGTGGATGAAGAGGTACAAACCATCACTTAATCAAGATGTTAGGAATATTAAGAAGGAAATGAACTCTATTTCAAAGGTAAACAAAAAAGGTGTCCCATTTAAAAGGGATGTCGATGCTATAAAGAAAAGAATGGTGGCTCGTTGGAAAATGGAGAGAAAGCGAGAACTTGAGACGAAATACTACATGAACACTGTAAACGTCACTGGTGTCAACGCTAGACTTAAGAATGACTACCGACGCGCCGCCGCCAAATACGCAATGAACCAAAAGACGGCTCCTTCAAAGAAGAAGATGGAAAACTATAAGAAATCTTGGTTAAAGTTTAGAGCTAATATGAATGTAAATAATGCACGGAAGAAGTGGAACGCTGTCGCAACAGCTGCTCGCGGACGAAGTTCTTTCCCGGCTGGAACTAGGGTTGAAAAGGTATAATCATGGTGTCAGAGTAAATGATGATACAAGAACGTGGGGAACGCGTTCAAATTCGTGGTTGGAAATGGCACGAGAAGAACTTCTGGATGCAATAATATACATTATAGCCGATTATATTAGAATTGGACGAAACAGTAAAGATCATAAGAGCCTACTTGAAATAGAGTTTAATGACTATTACAGGAAGGATGATAATAGATTGATTATGTATATTCTGGACAATTATACCCGAATTGATATCCCGAAGCACAAAAACCTCATTGGCACTTTATGCTCTTGTTTATAATTTTGTCAGGTTCTGCAGCTTGCTTCAAATGAATCGTATGATAGGAAAAATCATACTTAGGGAACGAACGTTTTATTAAATCTGAAATTGCAATAGCATCAATAAATCTAGGTACACCCGAACACACTGAATTTCGTTCAACTTGGAGAAATCTATCCTCCCATTGCACGAAATTTTTTACTTTTTCTGCTGATAGATTATCCTTCACCATTTTGTTATACATTTCTTTAGAGTTACCCTGGCTCATATGAAAGTTTTTAGATCCCCCGATCTCCGCAGATGTAGCCGCATTCTCATAAATCATAGACATAACAACTATCCCAGCTATAATGTAAAGTAACATTTACTATACATTTAGATTATTCTAAAAATTCGGTTCATTTGGAAATGATTAGTAAATATGAAATAAAATATTTAAATAAAGTAAGTATGTTTTTAGCAATCCTCTTACTTTTGTTACTTTCTGTGGCAATAGTTGTGGGTGGATATACAAATGTAAAAATGAAAGAGGACGAGGAAGAACCAGTACCAACCAATAATGAACCCCAGACCACTGAAGAGGTTAATGAACCCCAGACCACTGAAGAGGTTAATGAAACGGAGCCGGAACCGGCACCAGAACCTATAAATTGTGAGGGTAAATGGGGTCCGTGGTCCTTATGTTCTGCTGGTTCTACTGAGTGTGGTGAGGATGGTATTCCACCGAATGGTGTCCAGAAGCGTGATTGGATTACAATTACAAAGGCTCAGAATGGTGGTAAGGCGTGTGTGTACGACATCAACAAAGATGGAGCTAAGGCATGTAAGGGGGTTTGTAATAAGGATGTACAAATTTGTTATTCATGTGGTTACAAAAACTGTGAAGTATTTAAGATCGGAATTTACAATACGCCTTTGAACGGTGTAACATCTATAAAGATTCCATATGGAAGGAAAGTTGATATGGCGTTCCGACAAAATAGTAATAGGGTGAACACCGTCACCGGGATGTCCGGAAATGTTGATTTCTGCAAGGAGACGGGTGGGGCTGCCAAGAACATTCAAATAGTAAAGCTACAAATAAGTGAAAAGTTCCCGTCCGAATACTAGTAGGCTACCAACCACTATAATCTCTATCATCTATTTTATTTTTCTCAAATCTAGCATGAATAAATGTTTACCATATTCACGTTTGCGCTTTGCCTCTTTTAAATTGTCTTGAACTCCAAACACCCGGAAGTCGTCGTCGTCCAGCCGCTCGGAAGACGTGTTGTGGTCTATAATCCACTGGTAACTGCCTGAGTACGGGTCCGTCGCGTACGTAGGCCAAAAATAAGGTGATCGTCTTTCACCTACACAATTTTCTGAATTAGTGGGTTGCTTAAGTACAATTGTTTTTTCCCAGTATTTTCCATCTTTAACATGAATAGACCCCCACCCAGCTACACCAGCTTTGCACGAATTCATATCCTTTTCTCCATCCAATTTGGGGAAAGATTTACCCCCATTCTTAGCCGGTTGAATAACCTTGTAAGTTCTAGACCTCACCCCCGTCTTGTTTTCAACTGAAGTCGATAGTTTATTCGGTTCACAATTATAAAACCACATTGGCGTAGAGCCGGGTAAATGTAACGGGTTTGCCCCTTCCGTGGTGTCCCTATAACACTTATATTTTGGTAAGTCCAGTAAATCGTCATCAATTAAGTCACACCCTTGGCTGCAAGGTGACCATTCACTCCACTCACCCTGACAGTCTTGGGGTTCTGGGGTGGGTGGTTCCACGGAGGGTGGTTCCACGGAGGGTGGTTCCACGGAGGGTGGTTCCACGGAGGGTGGTTCCACGGAGGGTGGTTCCACGGAGGGTGATG